CAAAGTCTCGTTGTCGACTGCGTTCGATGTAAGGTTGGAAAGGATATCTCCAACATTAGCGAACCAATCGATCAACCAGGTCCAAGGAATCACGGACCAAATAGTGGACGGGGAAGGATCTCCCCCGTACAGTATTTTGATCGCGCGATTCGTCCACTGAGAGGACCCAATATCTGGGACGAAGTACCGAAAGGTACCACATTCCCATTCTGTTCCATACTCTGTGCTGGACAAGCGGTAATCCGCTTGCCCGGGAAAGTTAGGATACGTGACGAGTCCTCCAAACGGGCCACAAAAGTGGTATCCGTCCATGAGAGCATCGCCACCAATCGAGGTATCAGAAAGATCCCCGAATGGAACACTTAACGTCCCTTCACAGAGTAAAGAACTCTCAGTGGTTACCCTCTTCTTCGACCGCCTTCGGACTTTGAGTCCGTTATCTCTCACCAACTGTGCCAAAACTTTTGGCACCTTTGTTGAGAATTGGTGAATCTTTTGAAGATCACCGATAAACGGAAGCCATCCGAACTCGATGTTCAAATACTCTGAGCCGAGGTCACGAAAGACTTTAGCTCTTCGTTGTAAGAACATCGGTAAACTGGGCAATTCGCGCAGTTCGACCATGTATTGGCCGAGATGCACTTGCGGGTTCCCAGGGCGGTTCTTGACGATGAAGGCAGTACCTTGAGCATTAAGTCCCAAGGTAAAGTCAGCAAAGTCAGGATCCACAATCTCAGGAAGTGTCTTATACGTGGTAGGGTCAAAAGCAATTGACTCTACAGACCGCGAAATTGCGGGTTTCCACGTAATAGGCACTTGCTCATAGCCGAACGGATCACCAGAGCCAGGCACTAAATAACTTGGGTGCCCAGTGAAGGTAAGCTGTTCGCCAAAAGCAGGATGCTCGATCTCCCAATAAACATGGAAGTCGTCATCGTCCTGAAGATAACGACCATCTCTGAAGAGATGGCCGGTGGAACGAAGAAGAGCCTTATGGTCACGTGTACGGCACCAGGAATCATATGCGGCTGATTGGCGCATAGA